AAGGTGCATTACTGGAAGGATTTAAGTTTATAGGCATTGAAATGGAACGAGAGTATTTCGATATTGCTTGTGCCAGGTTGGAAGCTGCCCAAAAACAAGAGAAACAACAAAAGTTAATTTGAGATTTAAACAAGGAGATGATCGTGGCAGCAGTAGAGAAACCAACTGATGACGGTTCAGGGAGTCAATTCATATCACACATACCTTGCGAGCATTGTGGTTCAAAAGACAATGCAGCTTTATATACAGATCATACCTATTGCTTTGGATGTAAAAAACATACACCAGGTGACGGTATGTCAGAGAAATTAAATACACCAATATTACCTAAGACTCTAATTGATGGGCACTATGCTGCACTGCCAGTAAGAGGTTTGACAGAAGAAACCTGCCGTAAGTTTGATTACAGAATTAGTGAATACAAAGGCAAGGCTGTCCAGGTAGCAAACTATCGTGACTCCGATAATGCAATAGTGGCACAAAAGATTAGAGATGCTAATAAAAACTTTAGCATATTAGGTGATGCAAAAAAGATGTCACTTTATGGCTCACATCTATGGAACGGTGGCAAAAAGTTAGTCATCTGTGAAGGTGAAATTGATTGTATGTCAGTTAGCCAGGTCCAAGGACATAAGTGGGCCACTGTCAGTCTTCCCAATGGTTGCCAAAGCGGTAAAAAGGCATTAGTAAAAGCCTGGGACTATCTGCAGCAGTTTGAAGAGATCATTCTGTTTTTTGACCAGGATGAACCAGGGCAATTAGCAGCTAAAGAATGTGCCGAAGCATTACCTATAGGTAAAGCAAAGATCGCTAAGTTAGCTTATAAAGATCCAAATGAGGCACTGGTAGCTAACCAACCACAAGCAATTATCAATGCTATATGGCAAGCCAAAGAATATAGACCGGATGGAATTGTGTCTTCCAATGATCTTAGATCGATCATCAGTGAGCATGATGTTGCCTCAACTATTACCTACCCTTGGTCTAGGCTTAATAAATTAACTAGAGGTATAAGACCGGGTGAATTGGTCACTCTGTGTGCTGGCAGTGGAGTAGGTAAATCTACGATGGTACGAGAACTGGCCTACCACCTCCATAAGCATGGCTCGACTGTCGGTTTACTCATGTTAGAAGAGTCAAACAAAAGAACATTACAAGGCTTAGTTGGCCTTGAAATAAATAAGAATATAACGATTGATCCAGAAGTAAGTAACCAGGAAGAAATAGAACAAGGATTTGACACGTTATTTGGTGAGAAGCCTATCTATCTATTTGATCACTTTGGATCAACTGCTTTGGACATAATAGTTAACCGTATTCAATACATGGTAAGAGGTATGGGATGTACTCATATATTCCTGGACCACATTAGTATTTTAGTGAGTGGACTTACTGGGAAAGTGGCTGATGAACGTAGGCTTATAGATGACATCATGACCACGCTTAGAAAGTTAGTCCAAGAACTAAACATTGGTTTAGTCCTGGTAAGTCACCTTAAACGACCAGCTAACGGTGGTGGCCATGAAACAGGATCTAAAGTCAGACTCTCAGAATTACGTGGCTCACATTCACTAGCACAACTTGCTGACATGTGTATCGGCCTCCAGGTTGATGCTGATGATCCTACAGCAGATAAACGTGAATTAGTGCTACTTAAAAATCGGTTCACTGGTGAAGTAGGATTCGCTGGCAACGTGAAATATAACAGATCCACAGGAAGGCTTATCGATGCTGATAACGCTGATTGTGACATAGCTTTTTAAAGGAGAAATAAAATGGTAGGTAAAGGGGATTACAAACGGCCAATTGAAGATAAAGAAAAGTTTGAATCAGAGTGGGAGCGTATCTTTTCAAAGAAGAAGAAGAAAACTGTAAAAACAGAGTGGCCTATAGATGGTAACGGTATGCCTATCGATGACTTAAATCGGACTTTGGAAGATATTGCTAAGTGCAGCGTCACTGAAGGTGACAAGTGAGGTTGGTCTTCGACCTGGAGACTAATGGCTTACTAAAACAATTATCGAAGATACATTGTATTTCTATAGCAGATTTGGATGCAGAAGATACTAAAGCAAAACTGGTTACTACACCTGAAGATATTCAAGCTGTCATTAAACGCTTACAAAAGGCTGATGAAATCATTGGCCACAATATCATTGGTTTTGATATTCCGGCTATACAAAAGTTACACCCAAGTTTTAAACCTAGCGGTAAAGTCACTGACACTTTAGTTTTATCCAGGTTAATTAAAGCTGATCTATTTAACGATGACTATAAGAACCAAGCATTACCTGAAGGCTTCTTAAAGAGGCTTTATGGCAGTCATGCATTAAAAGCCTGGGGTATGCGTCTAAAGAACCTGAAAGGCGATTACAGTGATGGCTGGGATACCTACAGCGATGAAATGGGAGTCTATTGTCTCCAGGATACAGATCTGACTGTCGATTTATACCACTACTTAATGGAAGAAAACTTCAGTGAGCAGTCAATACAGCTAGAGCATGACCTGGCTCAGATATGTTTAAAGATAGGTAACAATGGCTGGACATTTGACCTGGTAAAAGCAGGTGAACTGTATGCCAAACTTAGTCAAAAGAGGGCAGAACTTAATAAAGAATTAGGTGAGCTATTTGAACCCTGGGAAATACACACCGAGTTTATACCCAAGGTTAACAATAAAAAACTAGGCTATGTTAAAGGTGAACCATTTACCAAAGTTAAGGTAGTTGAGTTTAACCCTAACAGTAGAAAACACATTCACTATTGCCTGGTAAAGAAATACAACTGGCAGCCAACTCAATTTAGCCCTAGTGGTGAACCTAAGTTAGATGAAAGTGTCCTGGTTAAACTTCCATTTCCAGAAGCTAAGAAACTTGCCCAGGCATTCATGGTACAAAAACGGATTGCTATGCTGGCAGAAGGAAGAGGTGCCTGGTTAAAACTTTGTGATAGTGATGGAAAATTACGTCATACAATAGTATCTGGTGGATGTGTGTCAGGTAGGGCATCGCATCGAAGTCCTAACCTTGGCCAGGTGACTTCAGCTAGATTACCTTATGGAAAAGAATGCAGAGATCTATTTACTGTACCTCCAGGATGGACCTTATTAGGTAGCGATCTTAGTGGCCTAGAATTGAGGCTACTTGCCCACTACCTCCATCACTACGATAGTGGTGAATATGCCAGGTTAATTATGGAAGAGGATATCCATAGTTTTAATGCCAAGGCTTTAGGTATTTCTAGGACTCAAGCTAAGACTTGGGTTTATGCAACTCTCTATGGTGGTGGTAATAAGATCATTGGTGAGATTGTTGGTGGTACCGCTAAAGATGGAGCCAGGTTAAAGAAACAATACGATCAAAATGTACCAGCATTTAAACGTCTAAGGGATGAAGTAAGAAGTGCTGCTAAACGTGGCTACCTATTTGGTTTGGATGGAAGAAAGTTATACATAAGATCAGAGCATCGAGCACTCAGTCAGCTATTACAAAGTGCTGGAGCAATCATATGCAAACAATGGGTTTACCTGGTAGATCGAGAAATACAAAAACAAAAACTTAACAATGATGTCTACATGATGGGTTGGATTCATGACGAAATCCAGATCGCTTGTAGAACTAAAGGAATTGGTGAAACAGTTGGCAAAATTACAAAAGAAATGGGAATTCTGGCAGGAGATTCTTTCAAAATCAAAATCCGCACAGAAAGCGAGTATCAATTGGGCCGCACTTGGTGTGACACCCACTAAGGATGATGGCTTATTTGAAAATAGCTTAGAGCACATTTTGTGCTTTTACATTGTCCTGGATAGAGCGTGGCGAAGACCATTCAGTTTGAAAGGTCGATTTGCTAGGGAAGGTGCAATGCATGTCGCTATTTGTGCCTCAGAAGGTTTTGTGACTAACAAAATATCAGAAGATGTATGGGGCAATCAATGGACCATTACACCTAATGGAATGGCTTTTAAGGAGGGCTTAAATGAAATACTTGAAGACAGTTGCACAGCAATTGAAGAAGAACACACTATGCATTGATGCAGATCTATATCTTTATAGAGCAGCAGCAGCAGCCGAGAATGAGACTGATTGGGGTAATGATATTTTCTCACTATCAACCGATCTGAAAGAAGCTAAAGAAATATTTACTAACCAGGTTGAGAACTTCAAAAAAGAACTCAAAGTTGACCAGGTATTAATGTGTATCTCTTCAACTACCAATTTCAGAAAGTCAGTCTATAAACCTTACAAATCTGGAAGAAAGAAAGTAAGAAAACCAGTTGGCCATGCTGCCCTGGTTACTTGGTGTAAAGAGACTTACCCATCAATAGTCCAGGAAACTTTAGAGGCTGATGATGTCATGGGTATATTAGCCAGTGACCCAAATGCCCAGGCTAAACGCATCATAGTCTCAGATGATAAAGACATGAAGACAATACCAGGACAATTGTACCGTCCCTTCGATGGTGAGCTATTTGAGATCACACTCCAGGAAGCAGATAGACATTTTTACACCCAATGTCTAACTGGAGACACAACTGATGGATACCCTGGTTTACCGGGAGTAGGACCAGTTAAAGCAAATAAGATATTAGGCTCCAGACCTGATTGGTCCTTAGTACAGAATGCCTATACAAAAGCAGGTCTTAACCAGGGCGAAGCATTAGACCAGGCTAGATGTGCCAGGATATTGAGGTTTACAGATTGGGATTTCACTAACGATAAAGTGAAACTATGGAGTCCACGATGAACCATTACCTGTTTAAGATAGCTCAAAAGAAACCAGTAGAAATACTAATCAAAGCACCTAACTTAAAGATCGCTAGGTTATTAGTCCTGGATAAATACCAGGAAGAAGAAGCCAAGGATGATGACTATTGTATTGAACTTAAGTTAGCACGTAAATCAACTATAGAAAGTTACCTAAACAATGAATAAAACTACTGATGGCTACCCTGGTTTAAATGAAGTCTTCTTCTGCACAGAACCCACTTGTATTGTCACAGCACAAAAGAAAACACCATATGGTAATTGGGTATGGGTTGATCTGTTTGCTGGTCCAATCATTGCTTGTGAGCAGTATATGGACTCAAATGAATGGCATCTGTTTGGGTATAAAAACGTAAAGATAACAAGTAAAACTAAAAGGAAAGCAAAACATGAAACTAAAGTCCCAAGAGAACCCATCATCTGCAGAACATGCGAAGATTGATAATGGACCATACGAAGGTATGATCTATCGTGCTAAATATGGAGATGAAGACAACATCAATCCTAGTCATTATAAATCTGGCGATATTGAATGTATTGATGCAATGGAAGCTGCATTTGGAAGAGCAGCAGTAACTACATATGCAGAAATTAATGCCTTCAAATATATCTTTAGATTACACAATAAAGGCCCACGAATAGAAAACATCAATAAGGCTATTTGGTATCTCAAGTATGCCCTGGGTAAAGACCCAAGGATTGACTCATGATAGAAGAAGAGGTCTACCTAAAACAACTACTACAAGAAGCTATCTATCAACAATTGATGGTAGATATTGGTGTAGGATTGGTGGTTGTATCACTACTGATCCTTAGTTTTGTACTCATTAAGAACCTCTAGTTAATACAACAAGTTATAACCTAAAGTTAATCCACTGGTTTTGTGGTAGCCCTATAGGATACTATCAGTGACCTCACCTTATGTAATCTGTCAGCCTCCACTGTCATTGTGCATTCGTAATCTAAGATAACAACCACGACTATCAATCTCCCTCTCTCATTAGTCCAGGTACTTAGATAGACAATAGGTCACTGATGTATCCTCTTAAGCTACCTTAGACACCATATGAATCTATATGATGACCTGAGTAGACTAAAGGGATGATCGTCTATCCTTGAAGGACTGAGGAGGACTGAGGTGGTCTTTGGTCCCTTTTTATACACAAAAGATCGACCCTTGTGCCAATAATTTTCACAGGCTGTCTATTAAAATCCTAATGTCTGTAAAATCCACAATAAAATTACTAAAACCTCAACGGACTAATTATCCGATGGTCGCTACTACAGCTTAAACACTGGGCTGTAGACAATCACAAGGATTTCAGGAGTCCCAGGATCAGAATTCGACCCTACCTCCTTTACTGTCATTTGCACTTTCACAATGTCGCTAAAGGCTCGCGCCTGTTGTTGTTGTTGTGACCTTTAAGAGTAGAGTCCCAAATTTCAAAAAAGGTATCCCTATGAAACTTACAGCAGAAGAAGACTTCATTAATAACGGATTCTTCCATGTCACCCCGGAACTAGAGGTACAGATCTCCAGATTCGGCAGTAACAAAAACAAACTCATGAGCATCCGCTTTAGTTGGTTAGCTTGGTCTATCTGGCTCGAATTTAACAAATAGTATTATAACGAGGTAACATCATGGCTCTAGAGAGTGCAACTCACATTCATCAGCTTAATAGCACTAACCCCGCAGCTACAGATTCACTTAGTCAGGCCGATGATCACATTAGGCTAATTAAGTCTACTCTAGCTGCGTCCTTCCCAGCAGTACAAGGAGCAGTCACCGCATCCCATGCAGAACTTAGTATCTTAGATGGAGTTACGTCTACTGCAGCAGAACTCAATTTACTGGATGGTGTCACAGCCACCGCTGCTGAACTTAACTACAGTGACCTCGGTGGTGCTGTAGGTACTTGTAGAGCCTCAAAGGTAATGACAGTGGATGCCAACAAAGATGTCTCTGGTGCTAGAAACATGGGGATTACAGGTGAATTTGATTGTGTTACTTTAGATGTATCTGGTAATGCTGATATTGATGGTGAGCTAGATTGTGCAACCTTAGATGTCTCAGGTAATGCAGATATAGACGGTACACTGGATGTGGCTGTATGTAATGCGGGTGTAGTTGACCTAGGAGCCTGGACAATCGATGAAGTCTCAGGTGAACTCCGGTTTCTACATAATGGTACCGCAAAATTCCAATTGACCTCCGCTGGAGTCATGACAACCGTCGGCGATATCACT